CCCTCTGCTGCCAAGCAGAGGGCTTCCTGACACGGCGAGAGCCGCATACTGACGAGAGTCAACACAAGTGAGGTGTCTTATGATCTACCAGCTTGCTGCTTTACGCAGCAAAAGTAGATCCTCCGGTGGGGCGACAGTAACGTTGCCCAATACCAAACTGTTTGAGGCGAACGGTACGTTCACCGGAACTCAGTTTGGATCGGGGGGTCCAATTGTCATACCCCCGTTCACGGAGAGTATCAGATATACTGTTCGGGCTCGAGGCCAAAAGGCCTTTCTCTCGAACAAATGTCTGCATACTAAGACTAGTAGCGTCTACGGAGATTCATCTTGTAAATTTTTCAAGGTTGTTATCTCTGGGACGGGTGGTCGGTATTATGAAGATTATACCGTTCACCCGAAGGCTACTACTGCTCACGCTTCCGCCCAGACCCTAGCTAAAACTGCCTTTGGTTTAACCATGGACAGCGCTGTGCTAGGTTCTGGAGGTCTAGGATACGTTAATGACGCTTTTAAGCGCATTCGCCCTGACCTGACAACTGTTTCAGTTCCCAATTTCCTTGCGGACATTGATGATCTGAAGACGTTGTTCCAGTTGTGGAAGAAAAGTGTTTCCTTGGCAAAGAATGTGGCGGGAGCCCACCTCAACTATAAATTTGGCATCAAACCTACTATAGGTGATGTGTCAGATATGTTGAAGGGGGTGCTTTCGTTGCAGAATAAGCTGAGGGCATTTGAAGGGGCACTTGGCGGGATCATAAAAGATCGCGTCACGCTCCTCTCGGATACGACTAATCGTTCGGGATCAGTTAGCAATTTCGTCAATACAGGCGATACGCTTACCTGGAGCGGTGCTTTACATCGCACCGTCAAGGGTCATATGTCTTGGACGCCCCAACCGCTTGCGGTTATGGGTGGTATGGACAAGATTCTAAGGGGATTAGCTGATTCCCTTGGATTTGAACTGAATCCTCGTATTGTTTGGGATGCTCTACCCTTCACTTTCGTTCTCGATTGGTTTTTCGGGATCGGAAGTTGGCTAGATAATTTCAAGCTTGATACGTTGGAGCTCCCGATTCGTCTGTTAGACTCATGTCTAACATACAAACAGGAGCTGGTTGTAACAAGCCAGCTCACATGCTACCAAGGCACTATTAATAGTGTCGTTTCTTGCCCAAGGTGGGAGACTCGCGAGAATTACTTCGAGCGGATGCCCATCTTTCCAGACTTCGCCACTTTTCAGGGCTTGGGATGGAGAATGCCAACGTTGAACCAGTGGGAGCTCATGCTCTCGTTGGCCACTGTTCTTGGTAAAAACCTCTGATTTGACTAGAGGTTTTGTTTTATCGAGAATTTCAGGTCGTTGTAAAGCGATCTAACCCGTGCACGTAAAACTGTACAAAAATCCCCTTTGTGGGGAGGAGCTACCTATGTCGCTTGGAACGTCACTTTCCCTCTCGAAAGATGTTGTCACCCGTGTCAATACCAATCTCAGTGTTTATGCTCTGAGAGCGGCTGACATGGGGCAGTCAGAATTCTCCGTGGCAGGTTTGACCCTGCCCAACGAAGATAAGCTGTCTGTTCGACATGATCTTACGAGTGGTGGCGTGCAGAGGAAGGTGGCACGGATCGACAAAACAGTCGTCGATTCTGTGTTAACTCCTGCTACAGCATCATTTCATGTGGTGTTTACCCGTCCACCAAACACCGCTGTGACGAATGCAGTTATTATCGAGCTCGTGAACAAGATGGTTGATTTTCTTGTCACGAACTCGAATGCAAACGTCACGGCGCTGCTCAACGGAGAAGTTTAATCTCCGCTGAGTGGATCAGATAGCGATATTCTAGCAGCTAATGAGGTTGTTTAGGGTAAGTGTGAACTTGGCGATGTTTTAGGTAAGCTCTTCGGAGACGTCCATGTTTAAATATGGTAGTCAGAATAGCCTTCACCTTTTGTGGGTGAACCTAGCGCAAAACCAACGCTATCGCCCGTACGTAGAAACTCGGGATATTCACGAGTTTCTGCAGCGTGCGGAACAAGAGGGAGCTCACTTTCTAACGACCGTCTTACCTTTGTTAGGTAAGGCACTTGATGCGTACCACTCTTCCCAGAGTTGGACGCCGCCAGTCCAGTTCAAACTGGACTGTTCGAGCATTCCCATATTTTTAGGGAAGGCCATCAAGCTTGCGTTAGTAGGTGATTCTCTTGCCGTAGACTGCGTGCGACAATTGTCGTACGTATTCTATAAACTGGAGATGACTCATGATCCGAGAACAGTTGATGACTGCCTTAATCAATTTATTTTGGTTGATAGGGGAGTCGGCTCTTCTCTGGGTGATTCGCAGGACAGAATCCTACAAATTCATCTTGAGAAAATGAGACGATTAATTGCGCGGGTCCTCTGTAATGCGGACCCGCGCGTTATACGTCCGAACCATGGTGGCGGTGCAACCGCTTGCCATACAACTAACTGGGAGAAGTGGCACAAGCTTCGTTATTATAAGAAGCTTGACGACTTCTTCCCTTACTCGGACTACTTCTTCTATTCACCAACCCATCTAGTTGATAGGTTGGGGATTTTAGAAGAATCGAGAGAGTCATGTCCCCAGGCACGAATTTGCTTAGTGCCGAAGGACTCTCGAGGTCCACGTATCATCTCATGTGAGCCGGCTGAGTTAATGTATATTCAGCAGGGCCTCATGAGATTGCTCTACGAGACTATCGAGGCTCACCCTCTTACCTCTGGTCAGATAAATTTTACTGACCAATCGATCAATCGCGAACTGGCAAGATCATCTTCTATAGATGATACGCTAGCCACTCTTGATCTCAAGGATGCTTCCGATCGCGTCAGTCTTAAATTGGTGGAACTTGTTTTCCCTCCCATATGGACTGATGCGCTCAAAGCTTGTCGCTCTGAGAGTACGAAGCTGCCGAATGGTAAGATTGTGGAACTCAACAAGTTCGCCCCTATGGGTAGTTCTTGCTGTTTCCCAGTTGAAGCACTAGTCTTTTGGGCTAGTGCACAGGCTAGCATACATACGGCACACGGTATTGCCAGAGGTGGCAATCGTGTCTACGTGTATGGCGATGACATAATCACTGCTAAGGAGAATTTCGATGCAGTGGTGGAGGGCTATACGAAGATTGGCCTGTTAACCAATCTTAGCAAGTCCTTTAAGGAGGGGCCCTTTCGGGAATCTTGCGGTGGTGATTATCATAATGGTTATGATGTCACTCCCGTTCGTGTCCGAAAGAGTCTTTCTGGTCAGGGTACAGGTTTAATGACTTGTGCAGACTTGTGCAATGAAATCATTGTCAAGTTCGGGTACGAAGATGCCCGGTTGTGTGTTTCAGTAATTGAACATGCGATCGGTTACGTCTACCCCAGAACTGATCTACCCTATCCAGGGTCGATTCTCAGTTCTGTAGAATGTGCAAGTAATTCGGTGTTCTTTAAGCGCCGTTGGAATTTTAACCTTCAGCGGTTCGAACACCGGATACGCTCAGTGAACTGCAGAGTATCAACTAAGCAGCTTCCCGAATGGGAGGAGCTCCTAAGGAAAGAGCTTTCACGTGGGCGTTCATTGACCTCAAATCAGGATAAATACCAGAATCCGTTAGTGATAATGGATTCAGTACTTAAGCCTGGTGAGTACACGGAGCCCAGGTCCGTCATCGAAACCTGGACATGGAGCTGGCTTGGTTAGCTAGCTCGAACTCACCCCTACCAGCGATGGATGGGGCTTTCTCCGTGAATGGAGGAAGGGTGCCGCGGGTAATCTCGCGGCTCTATGAGTCAAGGGGGGCAATAAGGCTACTTTAGTAGCAAATTAAAGCAGGGCTTACCAGCC